CGAAGCACACAGCATCGAAGGCGACGTATGGATTCTAGGGCCGCATAGATTAGTCGTCGGAGATTCAACAGACCCGGCAATTTTGGCAAAGGCACTCGACAACAAACTCGCAGATTGCATCTTTACAGATCCGCCATACAACGTGGCATACACCGGCGGAACAAACGAGAGCCTGACAATTCAAAACGATTCGATGAGCGATCTAGAGTTTGAATCTTTCTTGCTTGCAACATACGCAGCGATGTACGCAAACGCAAAAGAAGGCTGCCCGATTTACGTATGCCACGCAGATGGAAGCAGCGTGACATTTAGATCAGCATTCAAAACTTCAGGTTTTATGTTGAAGCAGATTCTTATCTGGGTCAAAGACAACTTCACACTTAGCCGTCAAGATTACAACTGGCAACACGAACCAATTATTTACGGATGGAAGCCAGGAGCAGCACATCCGTGGTTTGGCCCATTCAACGATTCAACCGTTCTAGACTTTGCCACTAAAGACCTGGACACATTGAGCAAGACAGAACTCGTCAAAATTATCGAAACAGCACGAAGCACATCAACGGTGATCAGAGAACCACGCCCACGCCGGAACTCAGAACATCCAACGATGAAGCCGATTAGTTTAATCACAAGAGTCCTCAAGAATTCAGCAAACAGCGAATCGCTTATTCTTGATCCATTCGGCGGATCCGGTTCCACATTGGTAGCAGCTCATTCACTAGGAATGAAAGCAGCGCTCGTAGAACTCGATCCAATCTACGCAGATGTAATCTGCAAGCGATGGCAACAGCTCACCGGAGTGCAGCCAATCAACGAGCTGACCGGCAAGACATACGATTTCATAGGAAGCGAAGATGCCTAATCCACCAAAGCCAACAGAACAAAAGCGCAAATTGGGGAACCCTGGAAAACGACCACTTCCAGAGAAGGCCAATGTCATAGCACTACCAATGGCGATGGAAACACCAGAACCTCTCCGACCACTAGGGCCAGAAGGCACAAAGATGTGGGAACGAATCTGGAAAGCAGGACGCGCCTGGATTTCACCAACGACAGACATCGAGCAAGTGATGATGCTCTGCGAAACAATGGATGAGCGCATCCAACTACGCGCCGTAGTATTTCGCGGTGGCGAATGGAGAGATCGAGTAGCACTTCGACAACTCGACTATCAGATCACTAACATGCTTTCTTTGATTGCGTTCAATCCAGTAGAGCGATCAAGGCTAGGACTTGCAGAAGTGCAAGCACAGACACGCATCCAGGAATTAATGCAGCGATCACGTGGGTAAAAAGAAAATACAATCGTGGCCGCCGCGTTGGATGACGCCGGTGGACGCAGCTGACCGCAAACGCGGAGACGGCCCACTCTATTCAGAATTTGCTGAAGCGGTTTGCAGAGTTACAAAAGATTCAGTAGCAGCACCAGCAGGCCAACTCCTAGAACTGCGAGAATGGCAGAAGGAACTTCTCAATCACGCACTTGCACGACGCAAAGACGGCCGCTTCAAACATAGAGTGGCCCTGATTGGCATGGCACGAAAGAACGGAAAATCTGCGCTCGCAGCATCGGCAGGATTGTCGGCCCTAACATTAGGCGGCAACGGTTCCGAAATTTATTCATGCGCAGCCGATCGAGATCAAGCAAGAATCGTATTCGGCACAGCTCGTCGAATGGTTGAATTAGACCCAGAACTTTCTTCGATGTTCACGCTTTACAAAGACGCGATCGAATACAAAGACAAAGGATCCGTTTACCGCGCATTATCAGCAGAGGCATACACCAAAGAAGGACTCAACCCTTCGCCGATTGTTATCTTTGACGAAGTACACGCGCAGCCAAACCGAGAACTCTGGGATGTTATGTCGCTCGCCGGCGGAGCACGCGCCGATTCACTTCTTCTCGGCATAACAACAGCAGGAGTAAAAACACAAGCAAACGGACAAGACAGCCTCTGCTATTCGCTTTATCAATACGGCCAGAAGCTCGTAAAGGGCGAACTTGTAGATCCGTCGTTCTTCTTTGCTTGGTGGGAACCGAAGCAACCAGAAGCAGATCACAGAGACAAGCAACTCTGGATAGAAGCAAATCCAGGATTCGGCGACATCGTCGATGCCGAGGATTTCGAGAGCGCAGTGCTTCGAACTCCAGAAGCAGAATTCAGAACAAAACGAATTAATACATTTGTATCAACAGCAACCGCCTGGCTTCCAACAGGGGCATGGGAAGCATTGATCGACACAGAGAGAACGCCAGAACAAGGCGAAAATGTCATTCTTGCATTTGATGGAGCGTTCTCAAATGACAGCACAGCGCTGATCGCATGGCTTCTCGGCGGAGACAAACCGCACTTGATGGTTGTAGGAATTTGGGAACGACCAGATGATGCAGAACAGGGATGGCACGTTCCGGTCGCAGAAGTAGAACAAACGATCATCGATACATTTAGAAACAGCAACTATCAAACCAAAGAGATCGTCTTTGACCCGGCACGATGGCAGCGAACATTCATGGTGCTAGACGAACAAGGCATGCCAGTTGTTTCTTACCCAAACAGCGCAGAGCGAATGGTTCCAGCAACGCAGAAATTCTACGAAGCCGTAGTCAATCAAAGCTTCACGCATGATGGCGATGAAAGAATGGCAAGACACATCGCCAACTGCGTGACCAAACAATCATCACGCGGTGTGATGGTTGCAAAGGCAAGCTCGAAGCGTAAAGTCGACGCAGCCGTTGCAGCAATCTTCGGATACGACAGAGCAACGCAGCCAGCAGAACCAAAGAAACCAGTAGCAAGATTCTTCTCACTTGATCTAGGAGCAAAATGAAAAAAATAGACTTCTCACTGATCGCAGAAGTGGTAGGAGTTGCGTGCGCAACAGCAGGACTGGCGATGCTTTCACTTCCGGTGGCATTGATTGCACTAGGATCTTTCTTAATTTGGATCACAGAAAAGGCTAACTAATGAGTCTATCAAAGCGACTACGACAAGCAGGCGAGAAGCGCACCAACGACAGCCAATGGGTGGAGCCGCTTATTCCAGGACGCCCTGCGTACATGGCACCATCCGGAATCGAAGTCACACCAGATTCTGCGATTCGTATGTCAACAGTTTATGCCTGCGTGCGATTACTCGGCGATACAATTTCATCATTGCCACTAGGCGCATACGTTCGACGCGGCAGAAACCGCATCTCGTACATTTCAGCATTCGGTGAACAACCAGAATGGATCAACAAGCCGAACCCAGAGGCAACACGCCTGGAGTTCTTCGAGCAAGTTATTTCATCGCTCAACATTCATGGCAACGCTTTCATTTTGACAGTTCGCGATGACATGGACGAAGTAAGAGAGCTCTATTGCGTCCACCCGGAAGACATTCGAATCGAACGACCAGTTCCAGGCGAGCCAATCATCTATAAGATGCGCGATTCAGTGGGAGCATATTCTCGAATTTTGACCAGCAAGGAAATGCTTCACATTCCGATGTTTCGCCTGCCCGGATCCCTTTATGGATTAGGCCCAATCGCAGCTGCACGACTTACGATCGGCGCAGCGATGGCAGCAGACACATACGCAGCTGCCTACTTCGGCAACGCGGCAAACCCAGGCGGAGTGATCGAAGTGCCAAACGAGCTTACAGAAGAGCAGGCAAGCGACATCGGCCGCGATTGGAACATTACACACACAGGCCCATACAGAGCAGGAAAGATCGGCATCCTTTCAGGCGGCGCAACATTCAGACCGCTAACACTTAATGCCGCCGACGCACAACTGCTAGAAGCTAGAAGATTCAACGTCGAAGACATTGCCCGATTATTCCGAGTCCCGATCAGCCTTCTAGGACACCCGGTCGCCGGATCAATGTCATTTGCCAGCGTTGAAGCGCAAAACCTTTCATTTGTTCAGCACAGCCTGCGCCCATTATTGGAGCGCTTAGAGCAAGCACTTTCAGGATTGCTGCCAGAGCCAGAAGGATTCATCAAGTTCAACCTTGACGCACTTCTACGAGGAACCACCCTGGAGCGCTTCGATGCTTACACAAAGGGCCTCCGCGAAGGTTTCCTATCACTTAATGACGTGCGATCCGTGGAAGACTTGGCACCGCTTGGCGAAGCCGGAGATCAGTACCGAGTGCCACTACAAAACATCGATGCAGCAGATGCACGCGATGTAGGACTCAAGCTACGAGCAGAGATCGCTTCAGCACTTATTCAGGTTGGCTTCGATCCAAAGGCCGTAACAGAAGCGGTCGGATTACCAGAGATGGCACACACAGGACTGCCATCAACGCAGCTGCAACAGATTTCAGCAATTGATCCAGCAGACCCACAAAGCGTCTACGAAGTCAATTCAAGAGAAGCACGAAGCGAGCAACCGCACATGGTTCTACAAGTTCCAGAACCAACCGTCAACGTTGCAGCTCCGAATGTAACAATTGAACCGGCAATGGTTATGCTTGATTCACCACAAGTCAATGTTGAAGCGCCAAACGTAACCGTTGACGCACCAACAGTGAACGTGACAAACACGATCGAACGCAAACGAGTTCGGAAGAAGATCATCCGCGATGAAAACAATTTGATCGTTGAAGTCATTGAAGAATTTGTTGAAGGGGAAGAATAATGGCAACAGGTCTAAGCGCTTACCTTGCAAACAAATTTCTAGACGCCGTCGGCAATGCCACCGCTTACTCAGCAGCCAACGTGTATGTGAAACTTCACATAGGCGACCCAGGAGCAAACGGCACAGGCAACCCGGCAACAGAGACAACACGTCAATCAGTTTCATTCAGCGCAGCAACAGGCGGTGGACTTACATCCGACGCTGACACTTCCTGGACAAATATCGCAGGTTCAGAAGATGCAACATTCTTCTCAGCATGGGATAACGCAACGACAGGAAACTTCTTATTTAGCGGAGCAATAACAGGCAACGCTTACACAGCCGGAGATACCTTTACAATTCCAAGCGGATCATTGACAGTATCCCTAACGCTCGCGAGCTAACATGGCTCAATTTGTTCTTGATACTTCTCAGCTTGATTTTGACGTATTAGGCCCGATCACATTCGCAACAGCCAGCGCTTCATTAGGATCAGCAACAGCAACAGCAACGGCAGAGATTGACAACATCGTCGCAGCCAACGCCCCACTTGGAGCATTGGTAGCACAGGCAAGTATTCCACAGCCAGGATCTCAAACCGCTGGCTCGGTGGGAATTCCAAACTATGTACAGCCAAACATAATCACGCCAAACATAGAGATAAAACAAGCAAAGAAAATAAAGGCAAAGGCAAAGACACGACTAGGCGCGATGAAAATACAAGCAACATCAAGAATAGATTTCTCTGTGCTTGACGACGACGCAGAACTTCTTCTACTGATCTAGGACAAAAATGCCATATTTGATAAGCGATAAGCAGAGCGACTGCGCAGGATGGGCAACCGTCAAAGAAGAAGCCGATGGTTCATACACGACTCTTTCATGCCATGACACAAAGCAAGACGCAATCGACCAAATGGTTGCCATATCAATCGCAGAAGATATGGAACCGGGCGGAGAAGTAAGCAGCAGGGCAGTAGATCTGAGTGCGCCAGCATTTATCCAACAGAACGCAGAACGCGGATTGAAATATCTGCAAGAAGGCTATGGCGGAGACGGCCTCACAGATGCAACAAAGCGTGAAGCACGCGAGATGGCAGCAGGAAGAATAAGCGAAAACAAAGTAAGAAAAATGGCGCCCTGGTTCGCCAGACACAAAGTTGATGGACAAGCACCAAAGAACAGCAACCCATCTGATCCGCAATATCCAGGAGCAGGACTCGTCGCATGGCTATTATGGGGCGGAGATTCAGACTTCAGCGATAGAGCTCAAAACTGGGCGCAAAGAAAAATTGATGCATTAGATGCAGAAGAAGACTCAAGGAGCAAAATGAAAAAAATCGAACGCCGTACGTTTACGATCAAGAACGTAGAAGCACGCCAGGCAGAAGACGGCACGATGCGACTCTCCGGATACGCAGCCGTATTCAACGAAGACAGCGTGCCGCTTCCATTCCTTGAGAGAATTGCACCGGGTGCATTTAGAAAGACGCTGACCGAGACACCAGATGTGCGCCTGTTAATTAATCACGAAGGACTACCTCTGGCAAGGACAAAGAACGGAACGCTTCGACTTAACGAAGATGAAACCGGCCTCTACATGGATGCCGATCTACCAGACACGCAAGCAGCTCGCGACCTTTACACC